GTGGTGAACCCTACCTTTGTTCCATAGCCCGCCGGAAGGTGGGCTTTTTCGTGATATACCTGAGTTTCAGACGCACGAAAGCCCGCCATTATGTGGCGGGCTTTTGGTGAGTTTGGGTGCGGGAGCGCGATTTGAGCGTACCCCACGACCACAGAACGGCCCCACTTTCCAGCTGCGCGCCTGCGCCTGATCTCCGCACACAAACAGCCGACAAGAGTTTCAAGCGCCAATTTGGCGCTATGTTTTTGCGGCCTATACGGACGCGAACAAGTCTGTCAAAAATGTCTGGGGGTGCACGGGAAAAATCTTACCTGTATTACCTGACTGATTTTATTGAGGAAACAGTCTAACATTTTTCTTACCTGTTCATTACATGGTAAGGCTTACATTTTCTAACGTATGATCAATATTTTATTGTTTAAAATCAAAGAGGTAAGATTTTTCATCATCAAAGGTAATGACAGGTAATAAGCCAAATCATACATTTATATAATTGATTTTATTGCGGTAATTTTCAAAAACCAAATCTGGTAAGACAGGTAAGATTTTTCCCGACCTCCCCCTATTCCGCAGCTCGCAGAGATCAAAAAACCCGAAATCCAGACAGGCACGCCCCACCAATAACACTCTGTCAAATATGCGCTTTTTTGCGTCCGCCCAAAATCGCGGCTATGGCTTTGCCGTCCAATGCGTCGGCGGGGCCGGTTTTGCGTCTTTTTCGATCCAAAAAGAGCGTAGGCGAGGCGCGGGGACGAGCGCGGCGCTCGGGGTCTGGGCGGCCTGACCGGCCCCGCCCCCGACCTCTGGGCATGACAAAGGCCCTGCCGGTGCCACCCGACAGGGCCTCATTAGGCCGTGCCCCGCGTCAGTTGCTGATGATCACCTCGCCCGCCTTCTGGCCGTTGTTGCGCTGGCTCACACTATAGGTCACCTCGACGGCCTCGATCGTAAAGCCGTGGAATATCCGTCGCACCTCCGGGTGATCGTTGAGGCTGAGGATAAACCGGCCCTTGATCCCCATCAGTACCTCGGCCATCTGCTCGAACTGAGACCGGTCGAACAGATCGCGGCCATAGTCGCCCTCGCAGCCATAGTACGGCGGGTCGAGATAGAACAGTGTCCCGGCCCGATCATAGCGCCTGATGAAATCCGCCCACGGCAGCCGCTCGATCACCACCCCAGACAGCCGCTCGTGCACGGCCTCCAACTCAGGCCCCAGCTTGGTGACATCGAACCGCGCAGGCCGCTCATTACTGACCCCAAAGTTCCGCCCTGTCACCTTGCCGCCGAAGGCCAGCCTCTGGAGGTACAAGAACCGCGCGGCGCGTTGCATATCGGTCAGGGTGGACGGGTCAGTCTGGATCAGCCGCTCAAACCCGGCACGGCTGGTGACCTGCCACCTCAGCAGATCCATGAACGCCACATAGTGGTGCTGCAACACCCTGAAGAACGTCGCCACATCCTCAGACCAGTCGTTGATGAACTCAGCCTTTGGCCTCTGGTTGCGCCTGAAGAACACCCCGCCCATGCCGACAAACACCTCCGCATAGGCATCGTGCGGCGTGGCATTGATCCGCGCGACAAGGCGCTTAGCCAGGTTCTTTTTGCCACCGAAATACGGCGCGACGGGACGAACCGGAAATACCGGTGATAACTGTTCCATGACGATGGACTCCGCTTATGTGTTCGCTATACGTTCCGATTGCCTGCCAGGGCACGGGATGGCGATCTCAGCGGTCGTTAGGGGCTTACGCCCTCATCCCGCCCCCGGCGGGCACAGGGGCCGGATTGTCAAAGCGCACCACGGTCTGGCCCATAAAGCCGTTGATACCGGAGGCAATACGCTTCTGAAGCGGCACAATCTCATTCTCGAAAAACACGGCCTGCGCCTTCTCGACATCACCGAACCCGCCGGAGTTCGCGGGCACCACGCCCATGATCTGGGGTGGAGTCCGCCAGCCTGCAAGCACGTCATCGCGCGAGGTGTTTTTGATACCGAGGAACTCATCCTTCGCTGCCACCTCAGAGATAGGCAGGATCTGAACCCCCTTGTCCTTACCCTTTGGGCTATGGACAAAAAGGTTCCTGAAATTCCCCGGCCCCTTGGCCTGTTTCATCTGCTCGCGGATCTTGTCGATGGCGGCGGGCTCCATGCCCTCGTCATTGATATAGAGGATAAAACCCGCATGCGCCCCGTTGAGGTAGTACCGGCGACGGAACAGGGTCGCGGCCTCATTGAGCAGCATCGACTGAAAGGCGGACAAATACTCAGGCAGGCCGTAAATCTCCTGAGCCGGGTCATATTGGCGCAGGTGGAACACATTTCCGGCCGCCCAGAAGGATTCCTGAAACTTCTCGTCGATCCACCAGAATTCGCCCGGATTGAGCCCGACCCGCGTCTGCTGGGCCAGAACGTGATCAAGCCGCGCCGCGCGGCCCATGCGGTTGCGGATAAGCTCCAAATAGCCGTTACCCTGCACGATGAAATCGAGACAGAACCGCTCAAACACATCGGCGCTGAGCATCGGGTGCTCAACGAAATTCCGAACGAGCAGATTGACCTTCAGCGAGATCGCCGATCGATGATGCGGCATGATGTTGATCGCGCGCGACAGCGTGACCGGATTGACCGGCGGCTGATAGTACCGCCCGTTGTGCCAGACCTCCAGATGATTGAGAAACCGCGCGCCATCCAGCACCGGCTCCGGGTCGCCAAAGCTGAACACGGTCAGGCCGGCGGATTGGCCTGACGCGCTTACCACCTCGGCGGTGCCGCGCGCATCGCTCGAAAACGCCAAAGCGCCTTTAGTCATCGGAAAACTCCACGGTTGTCGTGTGCACGCGCGTCCCATCGGTAACCTCAATAGGCTCCTGATAGAGTGCATTGAGCAGCGCCCAGGCGATATCGCCGTGGCCGATCTCGGCGGTGCGTCGTGATTTGTAGGTGATGTAGCGGCCCGACGCGGTCAGCTCCGGGTGGATGGACATCAGCGCCCCGGCCAGCTCAAGGCCCTGTTTGCCCTGATCGAATTCAATCCGGCGATTGCGGAAAACGTTCTGGGCCTTGGCGACCATGAGCCCCTTGACCGCCGCGTCATACATGACGCCCACCGCAGCCGGGAAAAACTGCGCCACAAGCTGATAAACCGCAGAACCGACTCCTTTGGTGTCGATGGCGATCTTCCTGACATTCGTCACCCCAGTCGCGGGGTTTCTGTACTTCTTGGTCAGCTTCCGGATCTCGTCGGCCTGCTGCTGATAATCGAGCCCGCGCAGCTTTCGCGTCTCCAAAACCCGGAACTTCGCCCCCGGCGTCTTGGGTGCCGCCAGCACCACAAGGCCAGCCGGATCGCCCTGCCCGTCATTGTTGTTCGGGTCGTACCCGATCCACACGTCGCCGGAATACGGGCAGAAATCGTTCCACGGGTCGAAATCGTCCCAGACCTCCCAGGAATCGACCATGGCCCGCTGGATGAGTTGCAGCGGGAATGAGCTGGTGGCGTCATCGACAAATTCGCATTCGAACAGGTTGCGGAATTCATCCACGCCATATTCGTCGATCAGCTCGTCGAGATTGACCTTGTCGAAGCCCTTCTCGATGGCGTCATGAATAGTCACGATCTGACGATAGATGTTGTCGCCGCCCTGGTGCCCGTTTTTCAGCGCCTCATGGCTGGTCGGGATCCTGACCCGCTTATCCTTTGGCCGCTTCTTATTGTACCGCTCGCCCGTCCACATCGGATAGGCCTGATGCGAGATCGATGACGGCGTTGAAAACAGCGTGCGCGTGAACTGCTGATGCGTGGCGATGGCCGAGGCGACCTTGTAAATCTCCTCAAACCCATAAATCCAGAAACATTCGTCAATGATCACGTCGCCGGAATAGCCCTGAGCGGTGCGATAATTGGTGCCAAGGAAGTACAACGTCACCGGCGTGAGCGGATTGCCGTCTTCATCTTCTCCGCGATCAATAACCAGCGGGTCACCGCTCAGCTGCACGCCAAGCACTTCCAGCACAAGGTTATTGATATAGGTCCGGAAAATATTGGCCTGCGAACGGCTGGCCGAAATAAATATCTGATTATAGCCCAGCTCAACCGCTCGGATCAGCCGTTCCGGCCCGAAATAATACGTCGCGCCGATCTGACGAGACTTCACCAGCATCCGCGTGCGCAGCGTCGTGGTGTTCATCCAATCGCGCTGATAGGCATAGAGCCGCCCCTCAAACACCGCCTTGATCTTGGCGAGGCCTGCCCGATCGATGCGGTTCCTGACCGGCTTCTTCTTCTCGCCCTTGTTGCGCTCGCGGATATTCGGGTTGAGGTCCGCCGTATTGCCGCCCGGCTTTTTGAACTTCTCGACGCGCGCGAAATTGACGATCTGCCGCCCCAGCAGGTCGATGTCGCGCACGTCCGAAGGCGTGTAGGCGGGTTTCATGACCAGCCGCATGTACTGCACGTATGTGCACGCCGCCGCGCGTTCGACCGGCTCAGCATCGTCCCAGTTCTGCCGCGTCTTCCAGCTTTTGACCGTGGATTCCGGAATATCCAGCATCCGCGCGATATCGGCCTGCCGCCACCCCAGCCAGTACATGACGCGCGCCTGCGCCTCCGGGTCGAACGGGACACCGGGCGGCACCATCGCAGCGGGAGGGACGACGATCTGAGACATGGGCGGACTATGACGGCCCTGCCCCGGCGCGCGTGAGATCAAGCCCTTGTAAACCGGGCCTCTACAAGGCGCGCGCGTTGCGCTGCGACCCGCGCTCGCGCGTTCATGGCGATCATTTTCGTTCGCGAACCCCCGATCAGGAGCCGCCGCCATGGCAAAACCCAAGAAATTCCGCGTTGCCGTTGCCGGTGCCACCGTCGATGGCCGTGAAATCACCCCGCAAATGCTGACCGAGGCGGTCGCCAACTTCAACACCGCGACCTACGGAATCCGCGTCAATGTTGAACACCTGCGCGGCCTCAGCGGCGATAAGCCATTCGGCATCGTCGGCGACGTGATCGGCCTGTCCACTCAGGAAGACACGATCACGCTGAACGGCAAGGCCGAAAAGCGCACCGCCCTATACGCCGAAATCCAGCCCAACGACCGCGCGCTTGAACTCAACAAGGCCGATCAGAAGGTCTTCACCTCCATCGAACTCACCCCCGACTTCGCGGGCACCGGTAAGTTCGGCCTGGTCGGCCTCGCCGTCACCGACAGCCCGGCCTCCATCGGCACCGAACGCCTGCAATTCTCAAAGGTGCACAAGACGATCATCGTCCCCGGACAGCCGGGTGAAGAGGTCGAGTTCAAGTTCGACGAAGACGCGCCCTCGCAATCTCAGGCCCTGTTCGGCACCGCCCTGACGGCCCTGAGCGCCGCCGTCACCGCCCTGACCGGTGGCCAGAAGCCGCAGCCCCCCGCTGCCCCGGCCACGCCGCCCGCACCTGCCGCCCCGGCGGGCATGGAACAGCTTGCTACCATCTTCGCCGCTCAGACCGAAGCCCTGACCGCGCTGGCCAAGTCGGTCAGCGAATCGGTCAGCGGCATCAACACCCGCCTCGATCAGCAGGAGCGCCAGTTCACGGCGCTCAAGGCTGATCTGGAAAAAGCCCCCGACCCCAACACCTACAGCGCCCGCAAGCCGGTCTCCGGCGGTGGCGATGCCAAACAACTCGCTGAGTTTTAACCCGGAGCCCTGCCTTGTCCCACGCCCTCTCCAACGCCGCGCGCGTCCTGATCAATCAATACATCGCCCGCGTCGCCGAGCTGAACGGCGTGACCGTGGCCGATGTGGAAAAATCCTTCGTCGCTTCGCCGTCGATTCAGCAGACGCTGTGGCAGAAGGTGCAGGAATCCAGCGCCTTCCTGACCCGCGTCAATATGCCAATCGTGGCCGAAATGTCGGCGGAACTGATCGGCATGGGTATTGCCGGAACAATTTCCGGCCGCACCAATACCGACACCACGGATCGTCTGGGCACCGACCCCGGCACGGTCGACAACCGCACCTATGACTGCAAATTCACTGAGTTCGACGTGTCGCTCAAGTGGGCCAAGCTGGACATGTGGGCCAAGTTCCCGAATTTCCAGATCATGTGGGCCACCCTTGTCGCCAATCAGATCGCTCTCGAACTGATCATGGTTGGCTGGCACGGCACGTCGGCGGCAGCGGCCACGAACCGCGTCAATAACCCGCTGCTTCAGGACGTCAATATCGGGTGGCTGCAAAAGCAACGCACCGAAAATGCCGCCCGCGTCCTCGACGAAGGTGAGGATGAAGCTGGCAAGGTAACCTACGGCACCCACGCCGACGCGGACTATAAGTCTCTCGACAGTCTGGTCTATGATGCGCGCCACACGCTTTTGCCCGCCTGGGCGAAGAATGACACCAACCTCGTAGCGATCTGTAACTCTGGACTCCTCCACGACAAGTATTTCCCGCTCGTCAACAAGGATCAGGACGCCCAGAACACGCTGGCAACCGACATCATCCTGTCGTCGAAGCGGCTGGGTGGCCTTCAGGCGGTCGAAGTGCCGCACTTCCCTGACGGTAAAATCTTCATCACCCGCTTTGACAACCTCTCGATCTATCAGCAGGAAGGCAAGAACCGCCGCCACATCATCGACAACCCGAAGCGCTCGCGCATCGAAGATTATCAGTCGATGAACCTCGCCTATGTGATCGAAGACCTCGATTTCGCGGTGCTGATCGAAAACATCGAAGTCCACGACGCCGCTGCGGTCTAAGCCGCCGGCTTAGCCAAGAAATGAACAGGCGGGCCGTTAAAACGCCCGCCTGTTTTGTAAACGGAGATCATTCATGAGCCGCCTAAGCCCCGCCCAAAGGCATTTGCTGAAACATATGGCCGCTGCCGCTATCGTTGCCGCCCCTGCCGCCGTGGTCGCGGCTGAGCGGCTGGCCGAGGCCGAAAACGCCCCCTATTCCCTGCTGAAAATACAGATGGGGCAGCATCTGGCCGAATTGAAGTCAACCCGCTCAACCGAAGACAAGATCGCCAAGAAGCTAGAATTCCTTCCTCTCTATCAGGACCATATCGACACGGTCCTCGCGACGTCCGAAGCCGAAGGCCGGGCGGTTCAGGATGAAATTTTCGTTCAGCTGATGATCTGGACGTTTGACGCCGCGACGATCAATCCTGAACTCTATGGACGCGCCCTCGACATGGCGGAGTACGTCATGCGCTACGGCCTGACCATGCCAGACAGGTTCAATCGCGGTGTCGCCGAGTTTTTGCTTGAGGCTGTGGCCGAAGACGCGGCGAAGAAACTGGCCGTTGCGCCTGCCGACGCTTCGGCTCCGTTTGACCTCGACGTCCTGAAGCAGGCGGAGGCGATGACCGCCTCTGCCGATGTGCTGGACGTGATCAAGGCCAAGGCTCAAAAGGCAGCGGCCAAACTCTACGTTCTGATGGCGGCTGCGATCGACAAGGGCGAAACCGAGGCCCCCGCTGGCGGGGCCAAAGCCGCCCGCGCCGAAGCGCTTAAGCGCTACAAGCGCGCCTTCGAACTCGACAAAAATATTGGCGTCAAAAAGGAGATCGAGCAGCTCGAAAGGCTGCTGAAAAACGCACCTCCTGAAACCGCCGAATAAGGTCGCCCCGCGACGCCGGGGAGGGCAGACAGAAAACCGAGCGGCCTGATCTCACCGTCCCGGTTTCTTCGTCTTCACCCTCCCCACCCCTTTTTTTTAGAGCCGCCTCATGTCTGACCTGATCTCGATCCCGCCGGAAGACGAAAGCCCCGCAGGCTCTGAAATCACAGCGGGCGACTTCTGGCCTGCCATCGACGTGAACGATTTCCGCGAAGCCTACCGCGTCGGCGGCCCTGAGGTCACCCATGCCCGCCTGACCGAAGCGCTGCGCGCCGGTCTGGCCATCGTCCTGAAACAGGCCCGCACCTGGCGCATCACTCAGCAGGAGGCCGGTCACGCCACGCTGGCCGCCGTGACCGCCGACGATGAAATCGACGGCCTGAGCCTGCGCCTGATCAGCTACCGTCAGGCGGTCTCCAGCTACGCCGCCGCCTACCTCATGGAAACCTATCGGGGCGTCACGGCCACCGGCTCAGGCCTTGGCCGCGTCGAAGAGGACGTGCTGACCGCCGCCGATCATCGCCGCAACGGGCATCAGGCCCTGTCTGACCTGATCGACCGCGACCGCGACACGGTGGAACTGATCTGATGAAAACCTTTACGGCCCCGGCGCATAAGAATGAGACCCTCGACGCGCTGGTCTGGCGCGTCCTGAAACGCGGCTCGCCCGTGGTCGAACAGGTGCTCCAGCTCAACCGCGACATCGCCTCTATCGCCACGGCCCTGCCCGAAGGTCGGCTGATCACCCTGCCCGTCATCGAAGCCGAGCCGGTCAAAACGACAGAAATCATCCAGCTCTGGGATTAGGTTCTGAAATGAAAAAGCCCGACAGCCTTCGCGCCGCCATCACGGCCCGCAATCCGGACCTGAAGAAGAACCCGGAAAAACTGGCCGTCTTTATCCGGTCGGGCTCCGTTTCCGCCCGCTATTCAACCGAGGCCAAAGGCTATCAGTACAGCTACCCCCTGACCATCCACGTCCGCGACTTTGCGGGCAGCGTCGATCACATCGTCATGCCGGTCATGCTCTGGGTCCGCGATAATCAGCCCGATCTGTTGCTCAATCACACCTCTGCCGAGCAGGTCCTGAACCTGTCTGTCGATTTTCTTGATGCGAAAACGGTCGATATCGACCTGACGCTGAACCTCACGGAATCCGTCGCCATCACCGCCGCCGGTAACGGTTTCACGCTGGCCCAGAAGGCGGAGCCGCCGATTGCGGGCACCGAGACCTTTGCCGACGTTCCGCCCATGACCGCGCTCGACTTCCTTGCCTCGATCGAAGCCCAGCCCGAAGCCGAACCCGATGCGTGATCTGGAGGCGCTGGATGATCTTGCGGGCGTCGTCAACGGCCTGCTGATCGGCCTGTCCACCTCCGGCCGGGCCAGCCTGATGCGAAAGGTGGCGCGCGATTGGCGCAAACTTCAGGCCGCGCGGATCCGCGAACAGAAAAACCCTGATGGCTCAGCGTATGAGCCGCGAAAGCCCCTGAAAGAGGGTTTTGAACCTCTGAAAAAAGGGGCCATGTTCAAAAAGCTGCGGCAGGCCAAATACCTGAAATCCGGGGCCTCACCCAATGAGGCGTGGGTGGGGTTCGTGGGCCGCATCGCCGCCATTGCCCGCGTCCACCAGTACGGCCTCAAAGATCGCGTCCTCCGCCTGAAAAACGCACCCGAAGTGCAATACCCGGCCCGTGAGCTGCTGGGCCTGACGGACAATGAACACGAAGCCCTGCTTGATCTGACGATCAGGCACCTTGACGAGGCCAGCGGCGCTTAGCGCGCCACGATCACCGCGACGATCAGCACAGCCGTACCGGCCACCATGAACCACGAATAGCGCTCACGATGCAGCGCCTTCAAAAGCGTCTCACGAACCGCTTTCATTGCCGGCTCCCTTGCGCGCGCGGATGGCGTTGAAAATCTCCGGCGCGACCTGATAGATGGTTTCGACGATCAGAAGCCCCAAAAGCCCACACAGCCAGCCCGCAAGGCCCAGCGTGTGATCCGCCGCGAGGCCCAGCACCTGCAACCACTTGGACACCAGCGGCGCGACATAGACCGCCGATGCCGACCCCACCACGATCTTGCGGATGGCGCGGCGGGGGTCTTTGAAATCGAACGCCGCCGATGCCACGGCCCCGGCCACACCGGCAATGACCATGAACAGCGGCACGCCTTCCGGAAGCAGTTTCAAAGCGATCTCCTGTTCACAGTCAAAAACATAGCCTTCGCAATTATCCCTTGATTTCGGTCTGGGTGTTTACTTGGTGCTTCCCCATTTGGCTCCACAGCTCGTCCATGTATTCGATCAGGAATCCATGGACGACTGGCATGTTAACGACGTGCGACCGCTCTCTGATAATCCTGACGTGCTCAAAATCGAACTGGACGACAGGGGGTGCATCGACCGGTTCACCGTCCTCGCCCTTGACCTTCTTGCCCGGATACCACGCGGCCATTTTAGCAACCTGATACATCAGCGCTCGATTGTGCGCCGGTATTTGCCCCTCATTGCCCGTGGTCGCTGTGACGGCCGCATATATGGCGTCAGCCACATAGGTGTCGATAAGCTCACCTGTCTCCAGCTGGCGTCGAACCGGTCGGTCGAAGGGGTCGAGAATTTGTTTGGACAGATCGATATGCATCTTTGTGATCTCCTTAGGCAGCGCGGGCGAGCCCGCAATTGAGAAGCAGGTTGCGATGGTTGTTGATTGCGGCTGCGATGGCCGCGTTACTGGCCGACCCATCCGTGGGCAGGTCACCACTAATCAGGTAGCGTCCGGTCGGCGCAGCCCCGTTAAAGGCCACCCCCGCCGCCGAAACCGACACCTTGGCCAGCAGGCCGTCATCAGCCAGCGTGATGCCTCCACCCATTGGGTGATGGATGACCAGGCTGCCGCCGGGATCGGCCTCGATTGTGCTAAATTGCTCGACACCGCCATAGCGTCCAGCCAGCGTTAGCTTGCGCGACCCGCTATCGCCGGTTTCATGACGCGGGCTGACCATAACGTGGGTTTCGGTGACCGCGAACCGCGAATAGCCCAGATCGCCGTTGCGGATATCAAACCCGGCCGGCGAGCCCCAGACGATGGTGGCGAAGGGGTCAAGCTCGAACTTGGCGATGCGGGAGTTAACGCCGTTAAAGGCTTCGAAATAGAATGGCTGCGATCCGACCTCACCCGTTTCGACATTCGGATTCGCTCCCCGACCTACATAGGCAAAGGTTTCAGCGGCATAGTTGGCCGACTGCATGATTTTTTTCCACGGCACGCCGCGTGGAAACTGAGCCGTCGGCCAGACGCCCGGCTTATCGAATTGAAAAACCGCGAACTCAGACTTGGGCTGACACGTTGACCCACCGATAAACAGCGTGTTGCGATAGCTGCCCTCCGGCTGTGTGCCAAGGGCGTCTATGGGATGCACTTCAGTGTCATCCTCATGCATCAGCCCGAAGAATTCCGTGAATCCATAGCCGACGTTGCGCAGGTTGTTGCGATTGGTCCAGATGTTGTTGGTGGTCCACACCTGTATAGCGCGGCTGGGCTGACCAATCGGCGTCGGCCTGCCATTGGCCGACATCATCGACGCATTGAATCGCGCCACGGTGTTTTGCGCCTCCGACCCATTGCGCACAAGCGCCGTTGAGGCCGAATGCAGGATCACCTCGCCCTGAACGCGGTTGACCCCCGCCGGGATGTCGAGCGTATGGGCTGTACCATTGAAATTACCCGCCGTGCCCCCACCCGGATAGCAGGTCTTGGGCAACCCGCCGCTTTCATGCAGGGTACCAACGACAACATCGTTGATCGTGCTCCATTCACTGAAATCGGCCTTGATGGACGGCCCTGTCGGCACAACAATGGGCGGGCCACCCGCGCGGAAATTCTCAATCTGCGCCGTACCCGTCAGCACTGGATTGTTGGCATTAGCCTTCGTCGCGGGATCAAAGTTTTTGGATGTCCAAAGCGTCGCCCATTCCCACGCGCGCGTCAGATAGTCGCCCGGTGCCCCTGACGCCCAACCGATCTTGGTGTCGGTGCGATCAAGAATATTGATCGCTATGGCTGTCGATATATAGAGCCCGCCCCGATGCGTGGTCGTGTTGATATTATAGTAACCGGTCGTCGGCGCATCGGTCATGCCTGACCCGTTGAAGTTTGAATACTTCAGAACGAGGTCGTTCAGGTTCTCGCCGCCCAGCGTCAGGCCCGGAAAGCTATATTGCGCGCCGATGGGCCAAAGACCGAATGCACCCGTGCCATCCTTAGCAGGTGCGTAGGATTCCAGCAGGGCCTTCGTAAACGCCGTCGTCGCGATCTGTCCGGTGTTTGTGCCTGCCGGTGCGGTCGGTGCGGTGGGTACACCCGTCAGGGCCGGGCTCAAAAGCGGCGCTTTTCCAGCGAGCAACGTGGTCACCGTAGCCGCAAAATTGGGGTCATTGCCCAGCGCGGCCGCCAGTTCATTTAGCGTGTCCAGTGCGCCGGGTGCGGAGGCAATAAGGGCCTCAAGTGCCGTTTTAACAAAGGCCGTCGTCGCAATCTGCGTCGTATTGGTCCCCGCCGCCGCCGTCGGAGCCGTCGGCGTGCCCGCCAAAATAGGGCTGAGCAGGGGCGCCTTGGTCGCCAGTGCCGCCGAAATGGTGGCCGAAAAATTCGGGTCATTGCCGATGGCGATGGCCAGCTTGTTCAGCGTGTCAAGCCCACCCGGAGCCGCATCAATCAGCGCAGAAATCGCCGCACGTACAAACGCCGTCGTCGAAATCTGCGTCGTGTTGGTCCCCGCCGCCGCCGTCGGAGCCGTTGGCACGCCGGTCAGGGCCGGGCTGAGCAGCGGGGCCTTGGTCGCCAGAAGGTTGGTTACCGTCGTCGCAAAATTCGGATCATTGCCCAGCGCGTCGGCCAACTCATTCAGAGTATTCAGCGCACCCGGTGCGGCGTCGATCAGGGCAGCAATCACCGCCTGCACAAAGGCCGTCGTTGCCAGGCGCGTAGAATTTTCCGAAGGGTCAGGCGTCGGGGCCGTTGGCGCGCCCGTCAAATCCGCATCATGACGCGCCGCCGGTTCGAACGTCAACGCCGCTTCGATATGGTTTCGGTTTAGGGGGATACCGGCCATGATACTCGTCTATGCCTGCAATGGCCACGTCTGGCCTTCGCGGCACGTTCCTTGTGCGCCTGCCCCCGCGCCACATCAGACGCTTGTAAAGACCGGGTTTACAAAGGCCGATTATCGCGCGCGTGAAGGGGCGGCGCGCAAATGGCCGCATGTCTTCTGCCAATGCGATCGACCTTTCGGCCCTGCCTGCCCCTGCCTTTGCGGGCACGCTCAGCTATGACGCCATCTATGCGGAAATGAAGGCGAAGGCGGTCGAGCTGATCCCCGAAGTCGATTTCGACATCGAGTCCGACCCGTCGGTGAAGCTACTGCGCCTGTTTGCCCTGTTTCGGCTGCTCGATCGTCAGCAATCGAACGATGATGCCAAGGCCGTCACCGTGGCCTACGCCACCGGCCCGGCGCTCGATCATCTGGGCGCGCTGTTGCGTGTGTCCCGCCTGACCGACGAAACCGATGACGAATTCCGTGAGCGCATCGTGCTGGCCCCCGATGGTTATTCGACCGCAGGGCCAGAAGCGGCCTACATCTATCACGCGCGCTCCGCCTCGCCCCTGATCGCCGATTCCACAGCGATCAGCCCCGAGGCCGGTAAGGTGTTGGTGACGGTTCTGGCCAAGGCCTCGCCAGGCACGGTCGATGCGCCGACCCTCGCTCTGGTCTCAGAGGCCGTGAATGCCACCTCCGTGCGCCCGCTGACCGATTTTGTGACGGTTCAGTCGGCGCAGATACAGACCTATGAAATTGATGCCGCTCTGACCGTCTATCAGGGGCCGGATTCCACCGTGGTTCTGCAAACCGCGATTGATCAGGTGACCGCGTTTGCGGCCTCTGAGCGCCGCCTTGGCCGGACCGTGACGCTCAACGGCATCACCTCGGCCTTGCGCGCCGCCGGCGTGCACGATGTGACCCTCAACCTGCCTCTGGGGCCGATTGCCTGCAACCAAACCCAGGCCGCTCACTGCACGGATATCCGTGTCGTCATCGGAGGCTATACCGAATGACGGCCCTGCCGACACTGCTACCGCCCAATGCCAGCGCTTTTGAACGCGCCATGGAACAGGCCATGCAGGCCGCGCCCCTGCCGCGACCTATTCGTGACCTTTGGTCCGCCGATGACTGCCCCGTCGAATTCCTGCCGTGGCTGGCGTGGGGCCTGTCCATCGAAAACTGGTCACCCGCGTGGCCGGAATCCGTCAAGCGCGCGCGGGTGCGTGACGCCATCTACATCCAGCAGATCAAGGGCACTCGTAAATCCGTCGAGGACGTCATCGCATCACTGGGTGGCGAGGTCGAGCTGATCGAATGGTGGGAGACGGACCCGCCGGGTGAGCCCTACACGTTTTCACTCGTCATCACCTTCGCCGGCGTCCCCGGCGCGCAGTACACCGCCGAATACGCGACCTCCCTGATCAATGAGGTTTATCGGACAAAACCTCTGCGCGCGCACTTCACCTTCCTGCAATCGGTCAAGGTGGTCTCCGATATCTCACTTGTGCCGGTTGCCCGTGTGGCGGGTCAGGCGCGGGTGACGGCGCAAACCGATGTGCCCGCGCGCAACTGGATCTACCTCACGACACCGGGTGAGGCCGAAGGCCCTTACCTGCTGTTTGGCCCTGATTATCTTTTTGTGGTGCCTCAATGACCCTGCAACTCCGCATCACCTCGGCTGGTCTGGCCGCCCTGCCCGCCCCGGACGGCCTCGGCACCAACCGCGTCCGCATCACATCGTTCGGGGTGTCTGAAACCCCGGCTCCGCTGAACGCGCTGGTCATTCCGGGCGAGATCAAGCGCCTGCCAACCGTCTCCGGTCAGGGTCTGGGCGACAATAAAATGCACGTGGCCATGTCGGACTATTCCGACGATGCCTACACGCTGAGGACGTTCGGTCTCTATTTGTCGGACGGCACTCTGTTTGCCATCTACTCGCAAAACGAGGCGATTTTTGAAAAGCTGTCTGCCGGGATCATGATGATCTCTGCCGATATCGCCCTGACCACAGTGTCTGTAGACAGTATCGAATTTACGGGCACTCAGTTCAACAACCCGCCCTCGACGGAATCGACGCGCGGCGTCATCGAACTGGCCACCGAGGCCGAGGTACTCGCCCACAACGATCATGAGCGCGCTGTCACGCCGCTGATGTTGTGGCGAGGTGTATCGAGCTGGATTCAGACCTGGCTAACCAGCTGGCTCGCCAACAAAGATGTCTGGGGCCGCACCAATGATGGCGCGGGCTCGACGCTGGATGCCGATCTGCTCGATGGACAACAGGGCGCATGGTACGCCGACATCCTGTCGCGGCTAGGATTTGTCCCTGCCAACCGTGCGGGCGATGCGTTCACGGGCCCGGTGACGGCCCCGGCGCTGAGCGTGGCGGGCGCGCCCGTCTGGACGGCGGGTAATGACGGCGCGGGATCCGGCCTCGATGCCGATACGGTGGATGGCCTGCAGGCCTCGGCTCTAACCCGCCTCAATCAGTTCTCGGCGGTTGATCCGGCCTTTGATCAGCAGATCCGCATCTACCCCGACAACTGGAAGGTTCAGACGGCACGCGGTGCATCAAGTCAGGGCGATGAAAACCCGCAATTCATTCCGTGGCCCGTGCCCTTCGACAACGCCCCAAAAATCTACAGCGTGACCTGCGTGATCACCTCCGCATCCAACGGCGCTGACGTCCTGTATCAGGCCGTCGGAGAGCCCACCCGTCTTGGCATTACGGTGCAGCGCCAACGTCCGGGCGGTGGAGCGGACCCCATCATGACCTATCCCCGCGTTACCGCCGAAGGATTTTAAACATGAAAACCAAGATCACCGCGTTTGATGTAGACTCGCGCACGGTCGATGTACTGTTTACGCACGGCAAAATCAAACACCGCCGTCGCGTCAATGCTTGCCTCACGGATGGGGGCGATTACGACGAGGCCGCCACCGAAGCCCGCGTGGCCGATGTGGCGCGCGGCGTACTGACCAAGATCGAGGCCGGCGTTATCGCCTGACCCCTTGTAAATCCGGCCTCTACAAAGCGCCACGCTGGCGCGTGATTACGCGCGCGAACACCGTGCGGCCATGTCCGACGATGAAACCCTCCGTTCTATCGGCAACCTGATCCGCTTTGGCGTCGTCGAAGCGGTCGAAGGCGCGCGCGTCATCGTCCGCACTGGTGAAATCGACACCCCGCCCCTGCCGTGGTTCGGCCTTGCGGGGGCCTATAGCCTGTGGCGCGCGCCTTCAAAAGGCGAGCAGGTTATCGTCCTGTGCCCCGAAGGCGATGACATGGGCGGGGTCGTTCTTGCCGGGCTGTTTTCCGACACATTCCCGGCCCCGGCTGAGGGTGATCATCTGCACCTCAAACTCATGGCCGACGGTTCGATCGATTACGACCCGGCGGGCAAGCTGCTGCTGCTGACGCTGGCCAACTCGGTGCTGCGCCTGATCGTGCAGCAACTGCACGTGCAGGGACCGGTCAGGATCGAGGGTGATGTCGAAGTCACCGGCAAGATCACCGCCACGGGCAAGATCCGCTCGGAAGAGGAGGTCGAAGCCAAGGGCATCAAGCTCACCACCCACAAACACGGCAACGTCTCTGCGGGCCTCGCCAAGACGGGGGTTCCGGAATGAGCGGTGTCAACGCCCTGACCGGCAAAGCCCTGACCGGCCTCGATCACATCCGGCAATCGCTGCGCGACATCCTGACGACGCCGCTGGGCTCACGCGTCATGCAGCGTGACTATGGCTCCCGCGTCCCTGAGCTGCTGGACGCGCCGATGAACGCGGCCCTGCCCATGAAGCTGATCGCCGCCACGGCCACGGCCATTCGCCGCTGGGAGCCCCGCCTCAAACTCACCCGCGTCACCCTGAGTGGTGACTCCACCGGTCGCGGCGGAATCGTCATCACCGCCTACCGCACCGACATCCCCGCCACCGACCCCGTCACCCTGCAAATCGCCCTCTGAGGAGCCCCGCCATGACCGTTCATCACGGCATTAAAACGACCGAACAATCCACCGGCGCCCGCGCCATCAATCTGATCTCGACCGCCGTCATCGGCATTGTCGCCACCTCTTCCGGCGTGGGTCTGGACGAAGATGTATTCCCGCTGAATCGCCCGGCCCTGATCACCGATGTCCGCACCGCCATCGGCCAAGCCGGGGCGGACGGCACGCTGAAAAAGGCGCTTGAGGCCATCGCCGATCAATGTTCCCCCACCATCGTGGTGGTGCGCGTCGAAGAAGGCGAAGACGCTGCCGAAACCGCCACCAATGTCATCGGCACCACGACCAATGACGGTCAACTGACCGGCATGAAGGCCCTGCTGGTCGCGGAATCGCAGTTGGGGGTACGCCCGCGCATTCTGGGGACGCCCGGCCTTGATACGCAGGCCGTGACCACGGCCCTGATGCCGATTGCCAAGGAACTGCGCGCCTTCGTCTATGCCAAACCGGTGGCGGCCACCGTGGCGGCTGCCGTGCTGGCCAAGGCGAACTATGGTGACCGTGAGCTTATGCTGATCTGGCCGGACTTCACCGGTTGGGCAGGCGATGCCGTCGCCCGCGCGCTGGGCACCCGCGCCCGCATCGATCAGGAAGTCGGCTGGCACAAATCGTTGTCCAACTATGCGGTCAATGGGGTGACCGGCATCGACAAGGACGTGACGTGGAACATCGAAGGCCTGACCGGCGATGCCAAGCTGCTAAACGACGCGCCGATCACCACCCTGATCCGCAACAACGGATTCCGCTTCTGGGGTAACCGGACCTGCTCGGACGACCCGAAGTACGTGTTCGAAGTCGCGGTGCGTACCAACCACGTGCTGCGCGAATCCATCGCCAACGGTCTGCAATGGGCGTCGGATCAGCCGCTCACCCCTTCGCTCATGAAGGATGTGCTGGAAAGCATCAATGCCGAATTTGCCGCCCTGAAGGGGCAAGGCTTCATCATGGGCGCGCTCGCCTGGTGGGATGCTTCACTCAATTCGGCCACCAATCTCGCAAATGGCAAATCGCGCATCCGCTACAAGTTCACGCCGGTGGCTCCGAACGAAAGCATGGATCTGCTGATGGAGATTACCGACGAATACTACGTCGATTTCGCCGACGCGCTGGCGCAACTGTAAACGGAGCCCGACCGATGAAACTCCCCCCGATCCTCAAAAACTTCAACCTGTTCGTCAACGGCAGCTCCTTCCTTGGCGAAATGGCTTCTGCCACCCTGCCCAAGCTGGCGCGCCTGACCGAAGATTATCGCGGTGGCGGTATGTCCGGTGCGGCGGAAATCGACATGGGCATGGATAAGCTCACCATGGAGCTTAAGCCCGGCGGCCTGATCCCGCGCCTTCTGGGGCAATTCGGCAACCCGAAGATCGACGGCGATTTGCTGCGCTGGGTCGGTGCCTATCAGTCGGATGGCGACGGCCAATACACGGCCCTCGAAGTCTATACGCGCGGGCGGTTCAAGGAATTCGACCTCGGCTCGTCTGAGGCGGGTTCCAAGAACGAACAGACCATCACCTACGCCCTGACCTACATCCGCATTCTGGTGAACGGCATCGAGCACCTCGAATACCAGATCAGCCCGCCGATCTTCCGCGTCATGGGCAACGACCGTGACGCGGAGCTGCGCGCCATCCTCGGTGCTTAGGCCCCGCCGTCCTTCCTCCCGGAAGCCTTGCCCGGCGCATCGCCCCTGACGCGCCGGGCCATTTTTAAAGAGAGATCACCATGACCACCCAGACCATCAAACTCACCAAGCCGATTGTGCGCGGCGAGACTGAAATCACCGAGATCGTGCTGACCAAGCCTAAGTCTGGCGCGCTCCGCGGCCTTCAACTGACGACGCTGCAAATGGGGGATGTCAACGCGCTGGCCAAGCTGCTGCCTCGCATCACCGAGCCCAAGCTCAACGAAAACGACGTCGATAATATGGAAACCGAAGACCTCGCGGAATTCGCCGATGCGGTGGCGGGTTTTTTGATGAACTCGGCGACGCGGGAATTCCTGAAAGCATCGACGAGCTGATCCGCAACATCGCCGCGATCTACCACTGGCCACCGGACTACCTGCTCGGCCTCGATCTCATCGAACTGATCGAAGAGCACGCCGGGGCCATGAAACGCTACAACCTGATGAACGGAATCAAGGATGGCTGACCGCAAACTTGCCCTCAATCTGATCTTCAACGGCACCGGCAACCTGTCGGCCATGATGCGCCGGATGGTGGGCGAAGGCGGTCAGGCACGTCAGGCGCTTAAGAAACTGAGCGACGAGGCCCGCCTCCAGAAGAAGGAGATGGCTGACCTGCAAAAGAGCCTGAGCGGGGCCAGTGGCAACGTCACGGACCTGCTCAACAAAGAAAAGGCCCTTGCCGCCGCCATGGCCAAGACGACGGGGCAGATCGAGCGGCAAAAAGCCGCCATCGCCCGTCAGGGTCGCGCCGATGCCATGGGCCGCGCCGCGCAGGATGCGGGCACCAAGAATATCACGACTGGGGCCACGGTCGGGGCCGGGCTGTTCTTTGCGGGTAAGATGGCGTCCGATTTTCAGGACGGCATGACGGATATTCAGCAGAAGGCCGACCTGTCGGCCAAGGCCACGGCCCAGCTGGAACGCAGCATCATCGCCTCGGCCCGCGCGGCCAAACAACTGCCGGAAAGTATGCGTCAGGGCGTCGATGTGCTGGCCGGGTTTGGCATGACGCCGGAACAGGCGGCGCAGATGATCGCGCCCATTGGCCGCGCCGCGACCGCCTACCGCGCCGAAATCTCAGACCTCAGCGCCGCATCCTACGCCAATTTTTCGAACCTGAAGGTGCCTGTGGGCGAAGCCGCCGGCGCGATCAACGCCATGGCACAAGCGGGCAAGATGGGTGCGTTCGAAATCAAAGACATGGCCATGTACTTTCCGGGCCTGACAGCTCAGGCGCAGGCCTTTGGTCAGACGGGTTTGTCCGCCGTGTCTGATCTGTCTGCCGCGCTTCAGATCGCGCGAAAGGCCACAGGGGACTCCGCCACGGCGGCAAACAACGTGCAGAACCTGTTGGCCAAGATCAACATGGAAGACACCATCAAAAAGTTTGCGGGCTTCGGCATCGACCTGCCCAAGGCACTCAAAAAGGCCTACGCCGAGGGTAAGACTCCACTCGAAGCCATTGCCGAGTTGTCGAACAAGGCCGTAGGCGGTGACCTCAGCAAGCTGTCATTTCTGTTTGGCGATATGCAGGCCCAGAGCGCCCTGCGCCCGCTCATCCAGAACCTGAAAGAATATCGCGATATCCGCGATGCCGCCAATAAGGCGGGTCAGGCCCCGCCGGGAAAGGGTGTGGTGGACGCGGACTTTGCCCTGCGCGCACAAAACGCCTCGGCTCAGGCCCGCGCGCTTCAGGGCAATCTGATCGCCATCGCCATGACCGCCGGGCAACACCTTCTGCCGACCTTTGCGGCCCTCTCCGAAAAAGCGCTGGCGCTGACGAAGCGCTTCTCCGCGTGGGCGGAAAAGAACCCTCAGACACTCGACCTGATCATCAAGCTGGTGGCCGGGTTCGCCGCGTTAAACCTCGGCATCGGGGCGGCGCGTCTGCTGTTCGGCAACCTGATCGGTCCGGCGGTAGGCCTGTTCAATGGCCTGTCGAAGCTATCGGCGGCAGGGCCGCTGCTGGTCAGGGCGTTTGGCATGATGCGCATGGCCGCGCTGTTCCTCGCGCGCGGCGTGATGCAGGCAGGCCTGATGATGATGGCGAACCCCATCGTCCTCATTATCACCGCCATAGTCGCCGCCATCGCGGTGGCCGCCTATTTCATCTGGAAATACCGCGATCAGATCATGGCCGCGCTGGGGCGGCTGGTGACGTGGATGGGCGAAGTCTGGACGAACATCAAAGCCGCCGTCGTCAACGGAATCCGGCTGGCGTTTCAGGCCTTCCTGATGTTCACGCCCATGGGCTGGATACTGCGCCTGACACCCGGAATGCTTCAGGCCGGCGGCCACCTGATGCAGGGCCTGATCGACGGCATCAAGGCTAAGCTATCGGCGGTCAAAACCATGATCTTCGATATCGCGGGGAAGGTGGCCGGGTGGTTTAAAAACGTGCTGGGCATCAAATCGCCCTCGCGCGTCTTCATGGCCTTCGGCGGTCACATCTCAAACGGTCTGGCCATCGGGATGCAGAACGGCATGAAGGCCCCGCTGCGTGCGGCGCGCAACATGGCCGCCGGTGTGGTGGGTTCCGCCGCCATGGCCGCCGCCCCGGCAATGGCCGCAGCGCCTGCGCCGGGCGCATCGGTCAGCTTTGGGGCCGTCACCATCCATATCCACACGACGCCCAACCAGAACCCGCAGGATATCGCCGCCGCCGTGCGCCAAGAACTTGAGGCCATGGCCCGCGCCAAATCCACCCGCGCGCGGGGTCGTTACGGAGACGACGCAGAATGATGATGGCGCTCGACCTCTTTGTCTTTGAGCTGGCCAGCCTGCCCTATCAGGAGCTGGTCCGCCGCCTCGGCTGGCGTCATGCGCAGGCCGAACGCTTCGGTGCGCGCCCGGCGTCACAGTTCACGGGGCCGGGCCCTGAGACGATCAGCCTGTCGGGCACACTTTATCCCGGCGAAGTGGGATCGTGGTCGGCGCTCGGCACGATCGAGACCATGGCCGCCACCGGCGATGCCTACCTCCTCACCTCTGGCACCGGTGAGGTGCTGGGCGAATTTTTCATCCGCAGCCTTGAAACCCGTCAATCGGTCTTCTTCGTCGATGGCGTGGCGCGCAAGGCGGATTTCACCCTCGAACTCGAAAGGGCCGACTGATCCCCATGAGCCTCCTGACCAAACCCCTCGCCCTCGCCGCCCAGGCCGCCCTTGATAAGGCGGGCTACAGCCCCGGCGCCATCGACGGCGATTTCCGCGCCAAAAGCCTGTGTGCCCTGCTGGCCTATGCTGCCGGGTCAAAGATCACACCGCAGATCCTCGCCCTGGCCGAACCGCTCTACACCGAGATGATGTACCGCAACATCACCGGAATCCGCCGCATCGCCCACTTCGTAGCCACCATCGTGCATGAGACGCAGGGCCTGACGCGCTTCGAAGAAAACCTGAGCTACACGCGGCCCGACCGCCTCGACGCCATGTTCAGCGCGGTCAAGGGCCTTGAACACGCCGCCGCCCTGATCAAGGCCGGGGTCGTGGCCATCGGTAACTGCATCTATGCCAACCGCTTGGGCAATGGCGACGAAGCGTCGGGCGATGGCTATCGCTACCGGGGCCGCAGCCCCTTCCACCTGACGGGCCGTGAAAATTATCGCCGCATGGCTGCCGCGCTCAACCTGCCGCTTGAGGTCGATCCCGACCTGGCATTGCGGCCGGAGGTCGGCGCGCGCATTGCCTGTCAGTTCTGGGTGGACAAAAACCTGTGGAAATGGGCCGACCGGGATGATGCCGCCGGAGTCCGCTACCGCGTCAATGGTGAAGCCATGGTCGGCCTCGATGATTGCCGCCGCATTGCGGCCAGTATCACCCGGCTCTTTGCCTGATGACCGAACCCAAGACCATGCCCATTGCCGTGTGGCAGGTCACGCTGGGTGGCGACGACCTGACGGCGAAGCTGCAACCGCGCCTGATCGAACTAAGCCTCACCGAAAAGCGCGGCTCAGAGGCCGATCAGCTCGATATCGTGCTGCACGATACGGATGGCGCGTTGGTTATGCCGAAAAAGGGTGCGGTCTTGAGCGTCAAACTCGGCTGGCTTCAGGGGCGCGGCCTGCCGCTGGGGCTGATCGATAAGGGGCGGTTTAAGGTCGATGAGGTCAAATGGGCGGATAACCCCGACCGCCTCACCATCACCGCCCGCTCTGCCGATTTCACCGATGCGTTCCGGGTCAAAAAGGAGCGGGCGTTCGTCGGTAAATCCGTGGCGCACATCATCGGCCTGATCGCCGCAGATAATGGCCTGACGCCTGTGGTGCACCCTGACCTGTCGTCGAAGATCGTTCCGGCGCTGGGGGGAACGGCGCGCTCAGATGCCGCGCTTTTGATGGCGCTGGGCAAACGATACGACGCGGCGGCCACCGTCAAGGCCGACCGCCTGATCTTCGCCCCGGCGGGCAAGGGCGATTCCGCGTCCGGCAAGGGCCTGCCCGCCCTGATCATCGATCGAAGCGACACCAGCCCCGGCCAAAGCTATGAAGAGGTGGCGCGCGAAGACTACGCCGGCGTCTCTGCCGTCTGGCACAACAAGGCGACGGGCAGGCAGGAAACGATCACCGTGGGCGCAGGCACCACGGCCAAAAAGCCGAAGCGCCTTCGCAAGGTCTATCACACCGAAGCCGACGCACAGGCCGCCGCTCAGGCCGAATATACCCGCACCGCGCGGGCCAAGGCCAAGATGTCCTTCCCGCTGGCGCTGGGCCGCCCCGATGCCTTCCCCGACCGCCCGGTCACCCTCACCGGCTGGAAATCGACGATCACGGCGCACAAATGGACCATCGCCGAAGCCACCCACCGCATGGACGGCAACGGGGGCCTGACCACCAGCGTGCAGTTGGAGAGCGTTTAAGCCTACCGATCTTAAATGTCAGAGGCGGCGGGCCATTGCGATAAACGCCTGTATGTCGCCGGATTGCATCACACCAAGCAGGCTATTGATGCGTTCTACTGAAAAGTCCCACCATTTAATCTCGATCAACTCGGCAATGGTTTTATCGTCGAAGCGTTTGCGAATCTGACGTGCCGGAATTCCCCCCACAATAGCGTATGGCTCTACGTCTTTGGTAACGACGGATTTTGCACCAATTACGGCACCATCGCCGATACGGACACCGCTACTGATAAAAGCGTCTTGACCTATCCACACGTCATTCCCGATCACAACATCTCCCCGGCTTATATGATCCTTCAATCCATGCTGCGCGGCTGGCCAATAACTAGATAGAACAACAAACGGATATGTGCTCACAGTATCCATCCGGTGATTGGCCAATGATATTGTCACCCCCCCTGCGATACTGCAAAATTTACCTATGTGTAAACTTGCTTCTGTTTCTTCAAGAATACGCGGCTCACCATAGGTATGGTCACCCACAGTCCACCCATAATGTCTAATTTTATCGGCTAAAAAAGCTTTGGTTCCTGGGTTTATATGCCACTGTTCGGTATTTTGCCTCAGGAACATTTTATGGTTCCTGTCGGCGAGGTGTTCGCCACGTAGCAATATGGCACCATCTTCAACAACGGACGATTCGAACGCAGAAGTGGCATTTCCATGACCATCCATCAGCGTCAGCACGCCGTTACTGAATTCCCATCGCCTTTCATTAGGGTGATAGTAATTAGTCACCGCGCCAGATGGATCGAGCCTAAGCATTTTAGTAACCGGCGCTCCGTCATTGACGGAAAAAATCCAAAAAATGGATGCAATTTGGTCACGAGACAATTCAATCATTTGCTTAACATCAGTATTGTCGATTTTCAGGAACTATTTTTTGTAAATGAAAGCTATTTTTTCAGCCACATGAATTTTCTTTACATACGGCAACAAACTAGCTGCTTCTTCCGAAATGTTTTTAGTGTCTGCAAATTCTCCAAACGAAACCTGAGTTATTAGCTCAACCAGCAGATCCAATACGCTCCGGTCAGCGCCCGCGCGGAAATGGGGCGAAAGAGCTGGAGAAATAGAGTGTAAATCTTCGATTACATATATAGATCCAGAGCGAAGCAATGGAAATATTACAACAAACGAACAAAACTGATCATTCCATAGGTGGCTTCCGTCATCAATAACAATAACGGGATCATATTTTCTTACCATATCACTTAAAAGCGAAACATCAGATTGTGTGCTGCAAAAGAACTCTACGCGATCCAATTTCGCTATATCTTCTGATAAATTTTCGCCTACACAGACTATATTTGCCTTATTGAAATAGTTAAGCCACGTCTTGTAGGAATTAAAATCACCACCAATCTGAACTATTACTTCATTGGAAGACTTGTATTCAGAAATGTACTCTTGATACAGATGAAGAAAATTCTGCGCGTCCGAAGCTTTATCAGACCTGAAAATCAAGCCAATATCATTTAAACTGGGGACACGCTCAGGAAATAATTCAATAAAGTCAGATAGATCTTCATATCGAGCCCCCATGAAACTAACCCGTCCATGCTCTCCGTTCGGATATGGCTCAATCACATAGTTTTCTTTGTCAGTTAACCACTTCTCGATCGCCACGCGGACTTTTTCGTTATTTCCGGCGCTGTCTGACAGCGTGGTAAAGGTGCTGCCAGGAACAGAAGCCGCCCTTTCCATTTGAAATGGTGGAAGACCCGCCATGTCGCCAACCCAAGCAAACCCGGACTCAAAAAAGTAACGATTAAACCCGAGTTCGCTTACAATATTCTTTGTGAAAAAATCGGGACTGGCACCTTCAAAAAACAACCGAAGCGCATTGCCGGTCATGCCAAAAAAGGAGAAAAGATTCACATAGCCTATCGGCTTTGCCATTGCAGACGGATAAATGGCTTTCAGGTGAGCGACTGTATCATCGTGCTGGTCTGCAACGGGGAGGAAGTCCATGCAGAAAGTACCAAAACCGATGGGGTCACATTGGCTTTCTATGAGTTTTTTTTGGCTCCAGAAGGTTTTTTCTAAACGATCACGTATTGCAGCCGCGCCGTCAAAGTTAGGGTGTGTTGCACCCTTGGTATGACCGAACCAAACATAGTCATATTCCCGGCCGCTGCATTTCAGGGCAGACAGGGCGGCTTGATAACCTGACACATCAGATGAGCACGACAAATGCGGCTCTACAGGGACTACCGTTGCACGCAGGCCGGATTGTTCAATCATACTGATCCAGTGATCGGAACTACCAGCGTTCACGCCAATATAGATGTCGTCATCTTTGTTATACAATTTGAACCAGTCCAAAAAGTACTGGCCAACCTGAAAGGCAATATCTGACCCAGGTACAAACGAAGAAAAAATGACTGCGTGAGTCGACATTCTTAACCATCAAAATTTAAAACAATTTTTTCAGTTTACGCGCCTTACCGACGCTCAAATTGGCATTACAAGGGCACATACCGAAGTTATGGTAACCCCAAGCGCGAATGTATGCAATCACACGTATTTTCATTTAGCTCCGCCGGGGCCCAAAATCAGGCGGCTGAAGCGTACCAAGACGGCTTACACGTATGGGTCGCATATCATGGGTGGTTAAGTCAATGCGGTTGATTGGCGATATCGACCACCTGAGCGCCACGCTCGCTTAAGGTCTCGCAGGCCTTAGCCGCGATATACAGATGATCGGCCATGACCGGCGTCGTCTGTTCTGCCGACTTCGCCAGGTGCACCAGCAGGCGGTAAAGCTGCGCCGCCGTCACATGGATATCCCTGCCCGCATTGTTCAGGTCCATCCGATCTACGCTATGCATACGCTTAATCCCCTCTCGCTCAAATGAGAACATATGCGGAACATATGAACGGGCAGAACGCGAATCGCAAGGGGTTTTATTCCTGACTTGTGGAATATAATCCTAAGCGCGCCGCGCTGTTGCCGGTAAGTCATACCCGATGCGCGCGCCGATAATTGAGGCAAACAACCGCCACGACATACCGAATTTATGAACGGCCCCGGCTGGTGTCAGCGCTTGCAAAAAGCGCGCAAATCGTGAAGATTTACGCGCATAAAATTGTATGTATTTAGATACTTACAACTTTCCTCTTTGCAGTTCCCGCCACAGATATGCAAGGCCCAGAACCACAGAAGGAATCCCGATCACTCCGACCGGCACAAGGATCAGCTCGAGCACGGCGGTCATAACGGATTCCCCAGTTCGTTCTTATAAAGCGCCTCCCATTCCGCGCGCGTTTCGGGCGGCGGCGGGGCAAAGGGGCCGGGCCCTAAGTGTGCAAAGAAATCACGACGGGCCTGTGCTTCTCTGTCACGGAAGGTCTGTAATATTCGCGCTCTGAAATCCTGATCTGACTCGCCATCGGCGCGCGTGACCGCGTTAAGTTCACCCAGCCGATCGAGGGTTTCACCTGACGCCAACGGAATTTTGGGGAAGGCGTCGGGCTGACGAGAGAAAGACTTGATCCCCGCCGGAGGTTCTATCTTCGGGCCGAATTCGTAGTCACTAATCGAGCACGGCAGGTCTGAGCCGATCTGCATGACGCTGCTGGCCGCAGGCCCATCCTTGGAAATGATGACCAAGGCGGGCTCCCACATCTCATAGCCTCGGTCGCTCACCCAATAAAGGCCGGTCGTTTCCGGCACAAACGGCGGCGGTGGGTTGGCACAGTCGGGGCACCATACCTCTTCTGGCGTGGCGCAGGGGTCTGCACCGGGCTCAGTCACTCGGCGCGTGTCGTGACAGCGGGCACAGGTCATCACAGCACAGCCGCGACAAGCATGAGGATCGCGCAGGCCACGAAGGGCCAGAACGCGACCAGATAGTCGGTGAAGGTCGGACGGTACATCAGCGATACCCCGTGAGTGCGATGGCGATCGAGAGGCCGATCAGGCCCTTGATCCACGGCATGAGGTTGACCGGCCGGGGGCGGTCTTCGCCCATCTCGATGCGCACCGGGCGCGGGGCCGGGCCGCGCAGCTCAGACGACGGCAGGTAGGCGCAGGCGCGGGCCTTGGTCCGCAAGGCCTCACGAAACGCCGGGTCTTTGGTGCAGCGTTCCGCAGCGGCCATCAGCTTCGCGGCCAGCCGCTCACGCCGCAGCCACTCAGACTTCCCCACGCGGCGGGCTTCCTGAAGCAGGATCAGTTGGCCGGGCTTGCGCACCGGCTGCATCATTGGGGTGTTGAGGGTGATGGGATAGGACATCAGGCCTGCCCTCCCCGGTTCTTGAGTGACTCAGAAAGCAGCGCAGCGCCGTCTACCGGTTTTTCGCCTCGTTCGACGCAACACGCTTCGCATTGGCAGACGTGGCCAGACGCCTTTTTATAGGCTCTGTAACCCGCTTCGAGTGCGGACCGCATGCCCATTTTGATAATCGGCGATAACACCCCGCCGCCGCGCATCGTCGAATGATGCGATATCGACCAGAAGCCGTGGAAGATGAAGCCGCCTTCGGCATCCGCTTCAACCGCATCCCTGAGCATGTTGTTGACCGCATCGACCACGTCTTCGGGGACATTGGCCGGGATTTCAATGACGCGCTTAACCGGCGCGGGATTGAGGCCCTCCATCACGCGGCCTCCGACTGGGCTTCGGTGCGCAGGATGTTGACCGGGTCATGACCTTTGAGCGTCAGGTACTGCCACAGGATGCGGCCCTGTTCCGCCGTCACCGGCGGGTGGCCGAAGATTTCGGCGTACAGCGCATCCTTGGTTTTCCAGAAGGTGAAGAACGCGCCGGTCGTATATCCGGCATCGCCCGCGATATCGCGGATCGTGGTGGCGACATAGCCGCGGCGTTGAAAGTGGCGCTTAGCCGTTTCCAGCAGATCGCGGCGCGTCTTCTGCTTTTTGGTGGCGCGCGGCCCAAGGCCGATAGAGGTGATGGTTTGCAAGGTGTAATCTCCCGTAACAGTGGTTACGGGGTCAGAAATCACCGTTTTGGTATATTCGTCAAGTTTAAATTATACCAGTATGCCATTTTTTATACCGTTATGCCTCGACCCTCAGCAGAATCGGGTACACCCCTTCCTGATCCATGAGGGGGATGTATTCGCGCTTTTCAACGAAGACCGACAGGCCGTCTTCGCTGCGGCCCTCGTAACGGTAGCACTCGATATGTGAGGCGGAGGTGCGGGTATAGATGCGCACGATATAGCCACCGCCGCGCATCTTGATCACAACCGGCTGGTTGCGTTTCGGGGGGCGTCCAAGGCTATAGACCACCACCTGACCCGTTTCAAACACCGGGGCGACGTCTTCGTTGACGATCTGCATGACGCGGGCGTTCTGATCGAAAAGCGATTGCAGATCAACGCTAAGACCAGAGGTGGCCGGGGCGGAAAACCCAAGCGAAGCAGTCCGCGCAGGCGCTTTTGAAGGCGCGTCGAACATCGGTTCACCGGCTTCGACCGCCTCGGCTTCGGCCAGCAGATCCTCGCGCCGGAAGCCCAGGGCCTCGGCCAGTTGCGCCTGAGTATCTTCTTTTAAGATGACGGCGCGCTCACCTTTTTCGTAACGCGCCCAGGTGGCCTGAGTGGTGCCGAGATTATCGGAGGCCTCATTCTGGTTCATGTCGGCCTTTTTGCGCAGCCGATAGAGTGCCCGCCCTAAAACCTTCTGCCTGTCCATACCTCTGCGCTCCCGACGAATTGACGTCGGGTGACCATGAAAGGCCTGCGCGGTATGGTATATCGCCGGAATGTTCACTTTTCATAAACCATTTCCGTTGACATTTATACCAAATCAGACGCGGTTTATACCAAATTCTCACAAAACACGAATCACCCATGCGGATGAGCATCGAACCTTACCAGAATAGAAAGCCGCCGCGCTGCAAAGCGGACCTGTGGCGTGTGCAAAATCGCCTGACGCTGGCCGAAATGGCGGCTGGGGCGAAGGTCTCTCAGCCCGAACTGACGCGCTGCTTCCATCCGGTTGAACATCCGAAGTGGCGCAAGGCCAGCCTGCGCATTCGGGAGCGCATCCGCGATTTCACCGGAGGCGAAGTCGGCCTGTATGACTGGCCGGAACGGCCCGCCGGTAACCTTAACCCACCCCTCCCTGAGCCTACGGGTGGTCACTGCCCGTCCGCGCGTTCGAGCCGCGCGGACGGGACTTTTTCCGACATGAAAGGAGCCGCGTGATGCGCCCTACCTTGGTTCTGTTGATTATCTTCGCAGCCCTGAACGTCGCGGTGGCCGCGTCCGAACACGATTGGAGTGAGGTCGCCGGATGGGTCTCAGTCATCGTCATGGCATTGGGACAGGGGAGTAAGTAACTATGCAAATCTATCTGATTTCAGGACGCTTAGTCGTCGCCAAAGATGCCGCCGATGCGCGCGCCAAAACCGGCGTGGCGTATAAGGACAGCGTCATGAACCTCACGCACAAGCTTAAGGCCCTGTGCCAGCAGGTACTCGGGGACAAGGTTTTCATCGGGTGCGACACCGTGGGCGTGCAGGCCCTGCGGCGCGAAGAAGAAGAACACGCGCACACCCGCCGCCTGCTGGAAGAACAGAGCGCCAGCTATCGCGAGTTGTTCGACAAGCATCAGAAGCTCAGCAACGAGATGATCGTTGCCAATGGGCGGGTGGCCGCGCTGGAGAAGGACGTAACGGATCAGGCGAGGACTATCCGGGACCGGAATAGCGCCTTGGAGGATGCAAGTTCTGTCAACCTCAAGCTCAGCGGTCGGCTCGAGCGCGCGGAAGCGGCATTGGTTGAGGCCCGCGCCGAGATTGAACGCCTGCAAGTCCAAATCAAGAGCACCGTATTCGTCGGCCCAGAGACCGCCCCTCCCCTGACGGCCGATGAGCTGGGCCAGAAACTCATTGAGTTTGCGAAGACCTCGCCGTCACCAGAGGGAGATGAGACGCCGCTGTCACTGGACACCCTCCCCGCCGGGGCCGTCACCCTAGCCCTATCGCCGATCTCTGAGAAGCACGGCAGGGCCGTCATGCAACTGCTCGATCTGGGGCACAACCCGGATGAGGTGGTGCAGGAAATCAATGCCCGCCTGCCGCGCAACGACCACATCACCACGGGGCTGGTCAAAAAGATCAAAGTCGAGATGACGCAGTACCTGCACGCGCTCAACCGCGCCACCCTCAACAAAGCCAAGCGAGCCTGATCATGAGCCAGTTTCACCCTGCTGACGCCTCCAACTTTGCCCGGCTGTGCATGACGGCCATGGCCACCAAATCTACCCCGGCCCAGATCAAAAAGGCCGCTGGCGATGCCAAGCGCGCGCACCTGCCGCCGCAGAATGCCGGGCTATATACCGGTCTGGTCAAGATGGCGTCGGAATGCGGCATCACGGCCTCTGACCGGTTGATCGTCGCTCAGGCCGCCTATGCCGTGGCCATGGATCTGCTGATTAACGTTGCCGCATTTTCACAGCGTGCCAACCTCGAAGCCGCCGTCAGCGCGGCCAGCCACCGCCTTGCCCCACCCTCTCCTCCCTGTGCGAAGCATGGGGAGGTGGCCGTCGAAGACGGACGGAGGGGGCGCAGCGTAGCGAGCACACGCAGCCTAAACGGCTATGTGCGCGACGATGACGACGGCGATGATGATCCGGAACCGCCCTCACCCTACCCCAGCCATGCCGCCCGCGCCGCCATCGCCAATGTGCTGGATGAGCAGGAGGAAACCCGCCGCGCCCTGACCGGAGCCGCCGCGTGACCACCCAAGGGCCCAGCTTCCCGTGCCCCCGCTGCGGCTCTCAGTCGCGGGCGCGCACATCGACCGAAGAAACCCACCTTTTGCGGACGCTGTATTACCAATGCCAAAACCTCCACTGCGGCCACACATGGGTGGCACACCTCAGTTTCGTTCGCACCCTCTCGCCTTCGGCCTTTGGCCCGGTCGAGCCCGAAGGCCGGATGCGTAAGCCGCCCCCGGATCAACGCCCCGACCGTGGCATAGACCCGCTGACCCTGCCCTTCGCCGAAACGCGCGCCCCAGCGGGCTAAGGCCCCAACCGACCACCCCGAAAACACCCCAACGCGGCCCACCCGAAGCCGCGAACGCCATAACTTTACCCAAAGGTTCAGACCCCCGTGGCCATGTCACCCGACATCATTGCCGAAGTCGTTGAGCGGATTACCGCCGAATTCGGTTTCAAGCCGAAGGGCGATTATTTGCAGCAGGGCAAATGCCCGGCCTGCGGTAAGCGTGAAATGTATGCGTCGGCCAAGCATCCGAAGATCCTGCGGTGTGGGCGGCTGAACCGCTGCGGGCGCGAATTCGACGCCAAAGACCTTTACCCCGACATCTTCGACACCTGGTCAAACCGTTACAAGGTGTCGGATCAAAACCCCAATGCCGCCGCCGAAGCCTACCTGTCGTCGGCACGAGGCCTGAAACTTCTGGGGCTGCGCGGGCATTTTGAACAGGGCCATTTCAAAGATTACGACCGCAACATCGATTCCGCGACCGTGCGCTTTGACCTGCCCGGCGGGTCGTACTGGGAGCGGATCATTGATCAGCCGGGCCGCTTCGACAAAAAGGCCCACTTCAAAAAGGGGGCCTCGTATCGTGGCCATGTCTGGGCCGCACCGGATCAGGGCGAAGAGGTGCAGGCCAAGGCCAGCCGCATCTTCATCACCGAGGGCATATTCGATGCGCTCAGCCTGCGGCAGGTGGGGCATGTGGCCGTGTCGGCCATGTCCTGCAACAACTGGCCCGAAAAATGGCTGGAAACCTTAAAAACCGCCATCGCCACGCATAAGGTGATCGGCGCACCTGAGCTGGTCTTTGCCTTCGATATCGGTAAGGCCGGGACCGAATACACCCGAAAATTCGTTGAGCGTGCCCGCGAAGAGGGCTGGCAGGCGACCGCCGCCCAGCCGCGCCCCGAAGGCGAAACCGAAAAGCTCGATTGGAACGACCTCCTCATCCGCGAGCGGCTGAGCCCCGAAGACATGGAGGCCTATCTGTGGAATGGCCGGGTGCTGCTGGCCGACAACGCCCACGAGAAGGCGGTGCTGCTCTGGGAAAAACATCAGTGGGCGTCATTCAGTTTCGTCTTCGACAGCCGTACATGGTGGGCCAGCTTCGACGAGACCAAGATCAACGAGGCCTGCGAAAAAGAGAAGATCACCCGCCGGGCGGCGGCACGGCGGTGCTGCAATGTCACTGAGGTGGCCAACTGCGCCTTCCGGCTTTTGTATTTCCAGCGCGACCCGGTGGTATCGGAAAGCCATTACTACCTCTCGCTCGATCTGGCCGGACAGGATGGCACCTATCGGGACAAGGTGTCGCCTTCGGCACTGGCCGCATCGGGTGAGTTCAAAAAGGCCCTGCTGGGCATTGCGCCGGGCGCGCAATGGACGGGCACGGGCTTCATGCTCGACCGGCTGGTCAATCAGCAGGTGCGCGGCCTGAAGACGATCGAGACACTGGATTTCACCGGCTATTCGAAGGAGCACGGCGTCTATGTGCTGGGTGACATCGCTGTGCAGGCCGGGCGCGTCGTTAAAATCAACGACGAAGATTATTTCGACCTGGGCAAGCTGCAGCTCAAGCTGAGAAGCGCCGAACGCATCCTCTCTATCGACTACAATGCCGAAGCGTTCGATGTGTCGTGGGTCGATGTGATCTATCAGGCCTTCGGTGGCAACGGCATGGTGACCCTCGTCTTTTGGGTCATGTCGATGTTTGCCGAACAGATTCGCGTGGCGCAAAAATCGCTCGCCTTCATCGAAATGTCGGGCATCCCCGGCACCGGCAAATCCACGCTGATCGAGTTCTTGTGGAAACTCTATGGCCGCGAAGGCTACGAAGGGTTTGACCCGTCAAAGGCCACGCCAGCCGCGCTGGCGCGCAACCTGTCGCGCACGGCCAATATCCCGGTTGTGTTCATGGAAGGCGACCGCTCAGACAGCGCGCCGCACAGCCGCAAATTCGATTGGGACGAACTTAAGGCCCTTTACAACGGGCGCTCGGTCAGAAGCCGCGGCGTCAAAAACAGCGGCACTGAAACCTATGAGCCGCCGTTCCGCGCCAGCCTGATCATCGAACAAAACTACCCGGTCAATGCCTCTCCGGCCGTCATGGAACGCATCATGTCCATGACCTTTACCAAGGATGGCTGGGGACCGGATACCAAGACCGCCGCGAACCGGCTTGAACACTGGCCCATGGACAGCCTGAGCGGGGCCGTGGTGCACATCGCCCGCGCCGAAAAGGCCTACATGGCGCGGTTCCTGAGCGTCTTTGCCGATTGGGAAGCGCAGTTTCTGACCGGCACACATAAGGTCCGCAACGGTCGCCTCCGCAAGAATTTCGCGCAACTGCACGCGGGCCTTGAGGCCATGGCCCCGCTGCTGAAAATCCCGGCCAGCCGCGTCACGGAGCTGCACGCGCACATCAACGCTTTGGCCGTCGAACGCGACCGCGCGCTTGAGGCCGATCACCCCGTCGTGGCGCAGTTCTGGGAAGTGTTCGACTACCTCGAAGCCATCGAGATCAAGAAAGACCCGGACAAGGTCTTTGGTTCGCTCAACTGGCACCGCGACGGTTTGAACAAAATCGCCGTCAACCTTCAGGCATTCGAAGCCGCCTGCCGCAACGCCGGCGTCTCTGCCCCCGCTACGGACGAGCTGAAGAAGCACCTCAAATCCTCAAAGGTCAGGCCCTTCTTTGACGCCACGACGGTCAACACCTCCGCGCATGGCCACCAGCACTGCTGGGTCTTCCTGACCGAAGCCGCCGCCAAAGCCCAAAAACTCCAGTCGAAAGGTAAGTAATTATGGCCACGATACACGACATCAAACTGACTCCGGCGCGTCTTGACCGCGCCAAGCGTGAGTTGAAAAAGCTGCTGCCCGACGTACAGCATTCGCACCGGCTTGAGGCCTTTGCGCGAGGCTTCGGCTTCGGGTCGTACCATGCGTTTCAAAAATACGTTCAGGAACAGGATGAGCGCGGGGAATTGATCCGCGCGAAAGCCGCAGACTCGTCGTTCAACGCCTATCTTGCCGCGTCAGGCGTGGCCCTCAACAGCAACACAATGCTGACGGACATGCTGCGCAAATGGCCTGAGGCGAGGGCCTGATCATGACAGACCTTGATCAGCTTTACCCCCGCGCCGTCTACTTCGTCACCAACGAGCGTAAAGCCGCGACCTCATTTATCCAGCGCAAGCTGATGATCGGCTACAACACCGCCGCCGCACTGATGGAGCGGATGGAGGCCGAAGGCGTTGTCTCGGCGGCTGACCATGTGGGTAAGCGCGAGATCCTGATCGACCCGACCGATGCGCCGGAATCCGCCGCCCCTACATCCTCCCCTGCGCCAGCGGGGGAAGGGGTCGAGGGGGCAACCCCAACCCCACAACCCGAACCCCAGCCCGAACCCGCCTACACCGGCCCGACCAAACGCTTCACCTGCGACGGTTGCGACACCACGGCCACGGGGCCGGTGGACGGCCTGCCGCGCGGCTGGTGGACGCAAACGTCAGGCAAGATCGGCACGCTCTACAAATGCGAGGCCTGCGCCCAGCGCAACGCCAGCCGCATCGCCACCGAGCACATGACGACGAAGGAGATCCTCAACGCCGGATCAGAGGGCGCGGAGGTCGATCTCATTGTCGCCGCCGCTCAGAGTCGCCTGAAATCCTACATCAGCCGCCTCCAGCTGCTGCGCGAAGACGCCCTCGCTATCGCCGCCGACAAGAGGGACGTGTGCGCCCAGGCCAAGGGTGAAGGCTTCGACACCAAGGTGATCCTCAAGCTGCTCGCCGAAATGAACAAAGACCCGGCCAAACGGCAGGGGGAGCAGACCATGCTCGAACTCTACGCCGCCGAAGTCGGCTTCAACCTCTAACCCCCACCCCCACAGCATCAGGAGATCAAGATATGACTGCGGAATCCGTAATGACAGAGGCCCATGCGGCCATCGAAAAAGACACCTGCCCCCTGCCCGAAGGCGACTACGCCATCGTCGAAGTGCTGGGGCACCGGACCCTTGTGGGCCGCGTGGCCGAGGTCGAACGCTTTGGCACCAAGTTCCTGAGCGTCGAAGCTATCTGGCAGGACGCGCTCCTGCCTGCTGCCCTGATCGGCGGTGCCTCGATCTATCAGTTCACCCCGATCACCCGCGATATCGCCCGCACCCGTCAGGCCAAATACGAATACCAGCTACCCGCCCCGGTGCAGGCCATTGCCCCCGCCCCGGCCCTGCCTGCGCCGGTTGAGGATGCGGACACGCTGGCCGACCTCGACCCTGAGCCATGGGACGATGAAACCGGCGAAGATGAAGACGACGACGGGCAACCCTTCTGACCATGGCCCTGATCCTTGTCCACCTCACCTATTGGGCTCCGGGCTGCGAGGACCTTGCGGCGGGCGATAACCGCCTGTGGCGCTGGGTCTATGACAAAGACGGTCAGGAGGTGCTTCGCCGCGCCTCCGGTCTGGCCAGGGTCGCCATCACCGGCCTCAGCCTGCGCCCCGAAGGCGATTTCACCGACATCTGCGCCCGCATCGAAGGCCAGCCCAAGCCCGTGCCGATGGCCACCGTCGTCAGTGGCGGCCTGACCTTCGCCCAGCTCGAAACCGCACTCAAAACCCTCATCACCAACGAACGCGACAAACACGAAAAGGAAGCCGCATGAGCCTTCTCAAAACCACTGCGCTCGCCGCCGTCCTCGCCACCCAGCCCGGACTTATCGTTGACCTCTTTGCCGGTGGCGGCGGGGCGTCCGAAGGCATCGAACAGGGGATGGAACGCCCGGTCGATATCGCGGCCAACCACGACCCTTCGGCCATCGGCATGCACACCGTCAATCACCCCAAGACGGCCCACTATGAGGAGGATATCCTCACGCTAGACCCCAAGGTCGCAACCAAGGGCCTGCCGATCGATCTCCTGTGGCTGTCTCCTGACTGCCGCCACTTTTCGAAGGCCAAGGGCGGTCAGCCGGTTTCCAAGGAAATCCGCTCGCTCGCTGACGTGGCGCTGAAATGGATTGACGCCTGCGACATCCGCATGGGGATGATCCTAGAAAACGTCGAAGAGTTTCAGACCTGGGGGCCTCTGATCCAAGGGGCCAAGGGCATGATGCCGTGCCCGGCGCGCAAGGGCGAAGATTTCCGGCGCTATGTGCAGCGCCTGAAAGACGGCGGCGCGACCTCGGTTGAATACAAGGTGCTGTCTGCCAAAGACTACGGCGCGCCGACCCTGAGAAAGCGCCTGTTCCTGATCGCGCGTTTCGACGGCCTGCCTGTCGTCTGGCCTGAGCCCACCCACGGCCACCCGGATTCCGAAGACGTGAAATCGGGCAGGCTTCTGCCCTATCGCACGGCGGCGGAATGCATCGACTGGTCTATCCCGTGCAAATCGGTGATCTTTCGGGACGAGCCGCTGAAGGACAAGACGAACGCGCGCATCGCCGCCGGTTGCGTCAAATTCGTGCTCAACGCGGCCAAGCCGTTTATCGTGCCGATCACCCACACCTCAGGCGGAAATGCGGCCTATAAAATCGACGAACCGCTGCGCACCATCACCACGGCAAAGGGTGGCGAATTCGCGCTCGTTAAGCCGGTGCTGCAAAAGGCCGACGACGTGAAGGCGGGCTTTGTGGTGCCGCTCACCCATGCGGGTGGGGCCGACCGGGTGACCGATATCGAAACGCCTATCCCCACCATCACAGGTGCCAATCGCGGGGAATTCGGGCTGGCCGAAGTCCACCTGAAGCGCGCCGAAAAGGTACTGGCCTTCATGGCTCAGCACAACAATGGCTTTGCCGCCGAAAACGCGGGCCGCAGCGTCGAGGAACCGCTTTCGACCATCACGGGCCGCGCCACCCAGCAGCAGCTGGTGACCGCGCATCTGGTAAAATTTCACAAAGACCATCAGGGCGCCAGCGTCGAAGATCCGCTGGGTACCATCACCCAGCGTGAGAAATACGGCCTCGTCTATGCTTTCTTGGTCAAATACTACGGCGCGAATTTCAACGGTCAGCGCCTTGATGAACCGGCCCACACCGTCACGTCAAAAGACCGCTTCGGGCTGGTGACCGTCCACGTCGAAGGCGAAGAATATGTCGTCGTCGATATCCAGATGCGCATGCTCACCCCGCGCGAGCTGGCGCGGTGTCAGGGCTTCGACGACAGTTACGTTCTGGATCCGGAATGCTGGTACGTCACGGAATCCGGACGCCGCAAGTTCGGACGCCTGCCGAAGACGCATCAGATCGCCCGCATCGGTAACAGCGTCTGCCCCGTCATGGCTAAGGTGCTGACCGCTGCCAACTTCGGCCCTCGATCGAACAGCTACGCGGCGGAAAGGATCGCCGCATGATCCGCCCTGACCTCCCCCGTCTGGCCCTGACGGTCAGGCAACCGTGGCTGTGGGCCATGGAAAACCTTGGCAAAGACATCGAAAATCGCTCGTGGCCTACTCAGGTGCGCGGCACCATCTGTCTGCATGCCGGGCTCGGCATGAAGCAGGCTGAGTTTTCCGATGCCATGGAGGATATCTTTCAAATCTTGGGGGCCGACGACAGGTGCGTCAAATCCCGCCTAGAGATGAAAGCCGATGCTCACCGTGAATATGAGGCGACCAAAGGCCGCATCATAGCCACGGTCGATATCGTCGATTGCGTCACGGAATCCACCTCGCCGTGGTTCTTTGGCCGCTATGGCTTCGTTCTGGCCAACTTCCGCCGCGTCGAGCCCATCGCAGTGCGCGGTAAGCTGGGCTTCTTCGACTGGCGCAGCCGCGTCATGGGGGTGGCCGCATGAGCCAGAAACCCACAGCCCTGCGCTATCACGGCGGCAAGTTCCGTCTGGCCCCGTGGATCATCAGCCACTTCCCGGCCCACAAAACCTACGTCGAGCCGTTCGGCGGGGCCGCCGGTGTGTTGCTTCGCAAAGAGCGCTCCTATGCCGAGGTCTATAACGACCTCGACGGCGATGTCGTCAACTTCTTCGCCGTCATCCGCGACCCGCAGAAGCGTGAGGCGTTGATCGAGGCCATCGCCCTGACGCCCTACGCCCGTGACGAATTCGAAGCGGACTACGATCACACCGATGATCCGGTCGAGCGGGCGCGCCGTTTGTGCGTGCGCTCCGGCATGGGCTTCGGCTCGGCGGCGACCACAGGGCAACCCGTGGGCTTCAGGATTGACACAGCACGGCCCTATGGCACGGCTCAGGCGATCTGGACGCGCTTCCCCCAGACGCTCGGCATCATGGGCGACCGCTTCGGGGCCGTCCTGATCGAAAACCGCGCGGCGGACATCGTGATCAGAAACCATGACCGCCCGGACACCCTCTTTTTCGTCGATCCGCCCTACCTCGCGGAAACGCGGCGCATGGGGAAATCCGCCTGCTACCGGCACGAAATGACCGAAGCCCAGCACGCGGCACTCTTGGCCCAGCTCACCGAGGTCAAGGGCATGGTGGTCCTGAGCGGTTACCGCTCTGAGCTGTACGACCGGGCGCTTGCGGGCTGGACCGCCTTTGAGAAGGACACAGCGGCTTCAGGCGGTCGGGGCTCAGTGGCCCGGACGGAAACCGTGTGGCTCAACCCCGCCTGCGCAGCCGCCCTGCAACGGAGGGCCGCATGACGTGGCCCTTCGACAACCTGACGCCCCTGAAATACGGGGCGATTCTGGCCGATCCACCTTGGTCTTACGACATGTATTCCGAAAAGGGCTATGCCAAGAGCCCGGAGGGCCACTATTCGACGATGCCGATCGAAGCCATTAAGGCCCTGCCGGTGCGCGACCTCGCGGCTAAGGACTGCCTCCTGTTCCTCTGGTCCACCTGGCCACATCTGAAGATGGCTCAGGAGGTGATCGAGGCGTGGGGCTTTACCTACAAAACCGGCGGATCGTGGTTCAAAAAGATGAGCCGGGGCGGGTCAGGCTTCGGCACCGGCTACATTTTTCGCTCGTCTTGTGAGCCGTTTTTGGTGGCCACCCTCGGACGGCCGGAAATCGCCCTGAAAAATCAGCGGGGCGAAATTCTGACGGCGGACCTTGATCGGGATCCGGACGCATGGCCCGACGCGATCGAGGGCCTGCGTCGCGAACACAGCCGAAAGCCGCCGGAAGCACGCGAAATGCTCGATCGTTTGCTGCCTCGATCATTCAAGGCTGAGCTTTTCGCGCGCGAACCTTGGGCCGGACATGACGTCTGGGGCAACCAGACAGACAAGTTCGAAGCCGCTTGATGACACCTCCGGCCAGCGACAAAGAGGGTATGACACCCGCTTGCGACACCGTCGTGTCGCTGGCCGACGTGCGTGCGCGCCGCGATGCGCGCGAAACCATGCTTGAAATGGTGCGCGAGCTTGCGCGCCAGACCGCCATAGCCCATCATGAGGCGGCCATGAGGAGGACGGACGTATGATTTTTCATAACGGCTTTATTGCAGTTTACGCGCCGGGTACATCCACTAGTGATTATTACGTCTGGCCCTCACCAGAGCAGTATTGTCTGCCGGAATTTAGACCTATTGAGGACATAACTCCCGGATGGCCTGAAGCCCGCTCAATCTTTGAGGTTCTTGCTCCAGAATTTTTTTCGTTTGTTTTGGATGATCTGCACAGCCTTATATTTGACAGCAGATTTTTGGACGAAATAATCAACTGCTGTCCAATTCAATATCTACCTCAGATAAGGCATTTAAGCCTCCTGATTACCGAGTGGCTTGGTAAAACGATGCCATGGGGCGAATTGCGGATCGGCATAGGATGCCCTATGCACGATGGTGTTTTAAATGAGATTGAGGCGTATTTGAACGATCACGACAGAAGATGCGAGGCAATGGGCCTCCCAACCCCCTTACAAGGGGTGCGCCATTTATTGGGGCTGGAACCCGCTGCAACTGCACTAAAACACGTTAAAATCAGTATTTCCCCACGCCTGTGACACGCACCGCCGCCATCTATGCCCGCTATTCAACCGACCTGCAAAATGAGCGCTCGATCGCTGATCAGGTGGCGATGGCGCGCGCCTATGCGGCGAAGAATGACCTGAGCGTCGTCGAAACCTATTCCGACGCGGCGGCCTCTGGTGGCTCGATGTTTGGCCGTGACGGCCTGTTTAATCTCATGGCCGACGCCCGGTCAGGCCTGTTTAAGGTGCTGATCGTTGAATCGCTCGACCGCCTGAGTCGCGATATGGGCGATATGGCCGATATCCACAAACGCCTGACCTTTGCAGGTGTCGAGATCGCCACCTTGAACGATGGCGTAGCCACCACGCTGACGGTCGGCCTGCGCGGCATGGTGGGGCAGCTTTACCGTGAAGACCTCGCCCACAAGACGCGGCGCGGCATGGCCGGAAAGGTGCGCGACGGGAAATCCGCCGGCGGGCGCTCCTATGGCTACGACATCGACCCGCGCGCCAAGGGCGAATTGATCATCAATGAGGCCGAAGCGGCCATCGTGCGGCGCATCTTCGACGACTATGCGGGCGGAAAGTCGCCCGTTGCCATAGCGGCAGACCTCAACCGTGAGGGCATCCCAGCTCCGCGCGCCAGACACTGGCAGCATACGGCTATACTGGGCTCGGCGAAGGAACTCACCGGGATCCTGCGCAACCCGCTCTATGACGGCCGCCGCGTCTGGAACAAGCGCGCCTTCCACAAAGACCCGGACTCCGGCGGGCGCGTCAGCCGCATGAACCCGCGCGGAGACTGGCAAGTCTCCGATGCCGAGCACCTGCGCATCATCGATCGGGGCCTCTTTGTCCGCGTCCAGCAGCTGCTGGGCGACGGCTCGAAAACCCACGCTCAGGCCGGGGCCTCTCGCCGCAATAAGCGCCTGCTGGCTGGGCTGCTGAAATGCGCCGGGTGTGGCGGCGTCCTGACCGTCGTCGGCAAAGACAAATCAGGCAGGAACCGCATGGGCTGTTCGGCCCATATGTCGGGAAAGCCCTGCCCTGCCCCCAAGACCTTCTATTATGAGAAGGTCGAGGCGCTGGTCATCGACACCATGCGCGCAGGCCTCGAAGATCATGAGGCCATGGCCGAGTATGTCCGGGTCTATAATGAGACGCGCCTTGAGCTGGCCCGTCAGGCGGGCGCTAAGCGCCGTCAGATCGAGAAGCGCATTGCAGACCTCGACGGTGAGATCACGCGCGCTCTGAACCTGCTGATGAAGGGTATCGGCTCCGAAGACAGAATGGGCGCGGAGATCCGCACCAAAGAAGCTCAGCTCGCTGACCTGAAGGCTGAGCTGGCCCGTGAACCGGCAACGCCCGACGTGGTCGGCCTGCACCCGCAAACCATCGCCACCTATCACCGGCAACTGCGCGACCTTCAGGCCGAACTGACCGGCCAAGGCGAAGCGAAACGCTCGCCGCGCATGGCCGAACTGATGCGCGACCTGGTACACTCCATAACGGTTTTGCCCGACCACTCGAAAGTGGGCGGGTTCAAAATCGTAATAGACGGTAACTTAAGAGTTTTCCTCAACGACAAGACGTCGTGGGGAACGGTGGGTGCGGGAGCCAGATTTGAACTGACGACCTTCAGGTTATGAGCCTGACGAGCTACCGGGCTGCTCCATCCCGCGACACGTGATAACCAGAGGGGTGTCTGGTTAAGCAAAAGACCGGCCTGAG